AAAATGCTTCTAATGATCGAAAAGAAGCATTAGACAAACCTAGAAAAATCTAACAAAATTTATAAATGTGCAAATTACTGAAAATTATTAAAAAGACAAACCTAAACAAATCTAGACAAACTATGCAAAATCACCAATCTTGAGTATCATTTTGAGTACGGCCCTAAAAATCACAATTGGATACTCAAGATTTCATGTTAAGCGATTCAAAAATCAGAAGTGCAAAACCAAAAGAAAAGCTTTATCGAATTGGTGATTCGGATGGGTTATGTATCGAAATTAAACCCAATGGAAAGAAGTATTGGCGCTATCGTTTCCAGTGGCTTAAAAAAACTCAAATGATGAGTTTGGGTGAATACCCTATTGTTGGTTTAGCTGAAGCACGCACTAAAAGAGATGAAGCCAAATCATTAGTTGCAAGTGGTACAAATCCAGTTGAAGATAAAGAAAACCAAAAAAAGGCTAAACATGACGAGTACGAGAATAGAGTGCTCTTTAAGCATGTAGAAGAAGAATATAAAAATGAAAAATTAAATAATCGATCAGAAAGATATAAAGAGGCTTTTCAACGTTCCCTGGATAAAGAAATTTTAAAAGTTATTGGCGATAAGGATATTAAAGAAGTTACTTCGGCAGACGTTTTGACAATTATGAAAAAAACGATTGCTCGTGTTAAGCGCCAAAAGAATCATGGTACTGGCGAAGTATCTGCAATCCAAAACCGCACTTTTATTGGCGGTGTCATGCGTTATGCAATCGCCACTCTAAGAGCCGACTATGATCCAACCTATGCTGTTAAAAACGTTGTAGAACGGCCTGAAATTGAACATGCACGGCCTATGGAAAAGCATGAGGCGGCACAACTTAGAAATAAACTAAGCAATTATGGCGGCTCTACAACAGTTAGAAATGCTGGACTTGTAATGCTCTACTCTATGCTCAGGACTATCGAGATCCGCCGCATGAAATGGGAATATGTTGATTTTGAAGCTAGAACTATCACATTCCCCAAAGAGATGATGAAAAAGAAACGCATTCATATCGTCCCTATGTCTGATCAAGTTTTTAATATTCTTCAAGAACAGCGTAGCCTTGTTGGTAATCGTGAATATGTATTCCCTGCCATTTATCAAGATGGAATGCTATCAGCTACCACAATGAACAAAATGCTTGATTATATTGGTTTATCTGATGTTACTGCTCATGACTTTAGGGCTACAGCTTCCACGTTATTAAATGAAAAAGACTACGATGATAAGTGGATTGAAAAACAGCTCGCTCATGCGGATGGTAATAAGACCCGTGCAACATATAACCATGCGAAGTATTTAGAAAGCAGACGTAAAATGTTGCAGGACTGGGCAGATATTGTTGATAGTTGGGCCAGCTAAGAAGTCCTTAAATGTAAAATCACTTACTAAATAATTGAGAATTAGCAAATGAAAGATTGGGTCTATTTTTATATTGAGTACACAATAAAACATGGTGAGCCATTTTACAAAGATATAGGATGGTCATTAGGTTTAAGGAATAATTTTTTGGTAGTAAGTTTAATACATAGCTGACAATGGATTGATTATATAACTTTAGAGGGATCTATATATGTGCGCAAATTATGAACCTATCAGTAAAGATCGTGTCCACCTTTTAGATCTCTTCGAACCAACTTTCGACTATAAAGCGGATGTTTATCCCGGTTATGACTGCCCTCTTATTTTTTCTAAAGATGGCCAGATGGAATGGAGAGAAGTTAAGTTTGGAATGATTCCTCCATGGAACCATGACTTGAAGTTTTCTAAATACACTTATAACGCTAGAACTGAGACGGTAGATAAGAAACCTAGCTTTAGACACGCATGGGCTAAAAGCCAGTTTGCTTTAATACCTGTAGAAAAGATCTATGAACCAAGATATGTGAATGGCAAAGCTGAACGCTGGGGAATTTATCGCGAAGACGGCTTACCTTTTACAGTCGCAGCTATTTATGATTCAACTGTGATCGATGGCCAACAAGTTAGATCTATGTCTATGCTGACTATCAATGCAGACAATCACCCTTTCATGAGTCAGTTCCATAAACCAGAAGATGAGAAACGGTCGATTATTGTTATTCCTGATGAATACAGAGAAGATTGGTTAAATTGCAAAAAAGAAGATGCTGACCAGTTTTTCTTTGAAATGCCTTTAGGCGAATTTACTGCTGATTATTTCCCCAAACCAAGAAAGCAAACCAATTAAATCTGTAGATTTTCCGACCAAATGCGCTTTTTTAAGCGACAAGTTGTGACTTGTCCTTATTTATCCACAATTTTTTAAATTTGAATTTATGCTCATCCCTAGAATATCATCTTGATTATGTAACAAAATCAAGGAGTAACTATGAGCAATTTAACCCCTTCAATTATAGAGATTAAGCCACACCTCAATCAGTGTAAGACTTCGATAGATATTGTCTCAATAAAACTCGTTACTCCTTCAACGCACATATCAATACCATTAGCTATTGAAAAGGTTTCTGCCGGTTTCCCATCTCCTGCTCAAGATTATATTGATCGATCGCTCGATATGAATGAGCATCTTATTAAGAATGAAGAGGCAACTTTTATAGTAAGAGTTGCTTCGCTATCAATGTTAAATGCAGGCATTGATATTGATGACGAATTAATTGTTGATCGCAGCCTTGATGCTAAACATAACGATATTGTTGTTGCTCTAATAGATAACGATTTTACAGTTAAACGTTTAATGATTGATGAGACTGGCAAGTGGCTCAAGGCAGAGAATCCTGAGTACAAGAATATTTATTTGCTGGATGGACAAGAGTTAATAATTTGGGGTGTTGTAACTTACATTCTAAAAAATACAAGAAAACGATCATGAGACACGAAAATAAAGTCTTTTTTCTCATAGATGTAAATAACATGTACGTCTCATGCGAACGAGTCTTTAACCCAAGCTTGAATAATAGACCCGTCATTGTCTTATCAAATAATGATGGCTGTGCCGTGGCGCGCAGCAACGAATCCAAAGCCCTAAATATCAAGATGGGTGTGCCATTATTCCAGATCAAAGATATCGTTAAACAGCATAACGTGGTTGTTTTATCAAGTAATTATGCGCTTTATGCGGAGATGTCTAGGCGCTTTCACAAGATACTTGGTTCATATGTTACAGAGGAAGAAGTTGAAGGATATTCTATTGACGAGTGCTTTGTAGATTTTTCTGCTTATGAAAAGAATTTTGATCTACAAACTGTAGGTCATGAGATGCGGTGGAAAATATTGAAATGGCTAGGATTGCCAGTTTGCGTGGGAATTGGGAGAAGTAAAACAGAATCAAAGATAGCTAATCATATAGCTAAAAAGAATGCGGGATTTAATGGCGTTTGTGACTTGGTAAGCATGGATCCATGTAATAAAGAATATTATTTTTCCCAAATAGATGTCAGTGAGGTCTGGGGTGTTGGCCGCAAGCATGCAAAAAAACTACACAGCATGGGTATTAAGAGTGTTTTAGATTTAGCTTGTACAGAAGCAAGGGAAATGCAACGTCAGTTTTCAATTGTAATGGCAAGGACTATTAATGAATTGCAAGGAATCTCGTGTATAGAGATTGAAGATACTCCACCCTCAAAAAAACAAATTATTAAGTCTTGCTCTTTTGGTGCCAAAGTAACTGAACTCAATGATTTGAAAGAAGCTATAGGCATGCATGCACAAGAGGCATGTAAAAGATTAAGAGACGATGAATCATTATGTGGATGCTTAATTGTCTTTGTACAATCTAGCCCATTCGATGAAACTGCGCCTTTTTATAACAAATCTATTTCTTATGCATTTCCTGAGCCTACAGATTGTGCACTAGACTTTGTAAAAGCAGCAGTAGTCTTGGTTAGCCATATCTTTAAGGAAGGTATTAAATTCAAGAAGTGCGGAGTTATCTTGACATGTCTTGAGCCCAAGTCAGGCCGTACATATGACCTTCTAACTGACTTCGAAACAATAGAAAAGAAAGAGCATCTAATGCAGGCGTTAGATAATGTACACACAAGATTTGGTAAGAAAAAATTAGGTATTGGCACTTGTTATGTTCCAAGTAGAAATTGGGCAATGTCTCGCGATAAATTGACTAATAATCCTTTCAAATGGGAATCTCTACTTGAGATAAAAAACTAATCTAAAGAGCCTTAACACATATCCCAACATTTATAGAGGTATTAATAGTGTGCGCTGTGCAACCTGAGAAGAGGAGGCACAGCAATGTGATGATTGATGCAACTTTAGTACGCTTACACATATAAGTTACTTCTTTAAAAAGAGTGCTCGTTCAGCTTCTCGGCGACGAACTAACCCAGGTAAAACTTTTCCCTTTGCCTTTTTCCATGCAAGAAATTGTTCAGCAGCACCTTGGTAGTCACCTTTATTAAGCAACTTAAGCAAAGTCGAACCTTTAAAAGCACCTGAGCCAATGTTGTATGTCAGTGAAACTAATGCATCAAATTGATTTTGGGTTAATGGCACAGTGACTGATTCATTTACTGTATTTTCAAATTTAGCTAGGTCATGTTTAAAGTAAGTCTTAGCTTGTTCAAGCGTGCAAGTATCACCCTGCTTAACCTTTACGCCATTTGGATAAACTGTAGTGCCTATACCAATAGTCCACACTCCTACACCATCGTCATAAGACTTGAACTGGGTATCTTCAAATGCTGAAATTAAATTTACTCCCACATCACTTGTAGTCATGCTAGAAGGCGCAAGTTTATCGACCACTTTATTTAAATCGTCTACTTGTGCTTGTGTAAGCTTGCCGCCTGCAATCACTCGGGCAGCGTCAAAGAATGGTTTAGTTGTCATTTGATTCACCTTTCTTTTTCTCTAATTCAGAGCTACCAAAATAAAAGCCACATGCTGTTGTCATGGCGCCAGCAATAAAACCTAATGCAGTATTGATCAAATTGCTATTTTCTCTTGGCATATCAACAAAGAACAAAGCAATTACTAAGACAAACATCAATCCAACCAATGCAAAAGCTAGATATGCTCTTGTGTTTTCACTATTCATGGAGCGCCCCTAAATGCAATTTTTGATTCAATAACAGCAACCTTCTGATTGATGTCAGATATTCGCTGTTGAGTTACTTGATTTGATGAAACTATCCATGTGCAAAAGGTAATAAGCGAGGCAACAGCAACACCACTTACTATCTTAAGTAGGTTGATAGCCCCCTTCGCTTGTTGAATATCACCTTCCAACCGCTCGATCTTCTTAGCGTTCTCATCACTAAGAGATTTATGTTGTTCATTAATAACCGTTAGCCGAAGCACTGTTTCCGAAAGTGTTTTTACTTCTTGCTGAACAGAATCAAGTTTTCGCTCAATTCGTGTTCCATATGTCTCTGCTTCAGTCATGCCTTCCCCCTAATTTCGGCAATAAAAAAGCACCAAAATGGGTGCATTTGTTAGATATCTTCTAAAAGTGATTTTACTTTTCGAGCTAAAACTTTGTGTCCATTATCATTCGGATGTAAGCCATCTGGTGAAGGCTGACCATCTGCCCAGAAGTAGTAGTCGTTAGCAGCAGGAACATAAACTGGTAAATTAGATTCATGATACAAATCTAAATAAGGTATTGAGTAGTGCTTAGCATACTGAATAACTAAGTTTGCAAGCTGTTCAAGTGTGTACCCCATCGAGTTATTTGCAGCATTTGAACCCCAGTTATTTAATCGCGGTAAAGGAGTAAATACAGCAAGCTTGTGCTTTGGAAACTTGGTAATCAACTTTATGAATAAGGTGTTAATACAACCTGAAATCGTTGAAGTGGTTGTATCCAAAAAAGTGCCTAAGGCCTTATTACCATGGTTCCAATCATTAGTACCAAAGAACCACGTGACAATATCAATATCATCTGGTGATTGTGTAATATCGTCTGCAACATTAAATCGACCATAGTATCCAGTACCAGAAATACCATAGTTATAAATCGTCATCCCTCCAACCATCTCTGCGACATAGTCATGGTAGTTCAAGTGCGATCTGTAATTGTGCTCAGTGATACTATCGCCAATTACAATCCACTTTTTACCTGTTAAGACAAGTGAACCATTGGCTAAGGCTTCAATTTGCTTACGTGCAAAAGTGTCAGCAATTGGCTTCCCATTTATTCCAACAATTGCGTCATAATCAACAATCTCAGTTCCAGCCATGATTGATAGAATTGCACTGATATCAAAAGATACAGAAGGTATTTTAATATTTAATAATGCATACTTTGCAGCACTTCCAACAGGCACTGTAAAGGTCTTTACATTTGCATCTGAAGTAGAATTTAGTGTGACCTTTCCGAGTGTTGGACCTAACGCAGTTGAATTGGTCGATCTCAACACCAAGACAAATGCATTTGGGTCAAAACTATTTGAACGCACTGCATATGTCTTACCTGCTTCAACAGGGAATTGCCCTAATAGTGTTCCAGTAGATGTTCCAACCTCGCCATTAGTAGCTTTCACATAAAAGTTATTAACATTTGTGGCGGGGTTATAAAGCTGAATAGATTCAGAAATAGCACTCTTTAATAAAAATGCTGTACGTGCAAATAGGTCAACAATCTCACGACCAGCAATTTTACTTACTGTCTCTTTTTCATTAATTGATGTGCCTTGATTAACAATGCATGTTTCCCGGATATCAAAGTTAAAAGCTGGCAATAATACACTCATAAAAGCATATTTTGCTGTGCTGCCTACAGGTATCGTGAAGGTCTTCACATTAGCGTCTACAGTATCTGTAAATGTGACCTTTCCTAAGGTTGGACCTATTGCTACAGAATCAGTATCTCGAAGAACAATAATAAAAACCGCAGGATCAAAACTTGCGGATCTAATCGCATATGTTTTTCCCGCTTCAACTGGGAATCTATTCAGTGCTGTTGATGCATTTGCTGCAATGTTATTGGTGCTAACAGAAACAAATAAGCCATTAAAGTTGTTAGTCTTCTGGTATAGATTCAGGTTATCAATGGTGAATTGAGAAAGGGTGAAGTTTTTTGCCTGATCTAATTGGCTTAAACCCTCATCAATCCAACTTGTACCATTCCATAAATACAATTTCTTAGTATCAAAAGCATATCCAACTGATGGATTAACTATAGGAGTTGTAGCAAGTAATGCTGCTTCTGTTTGGTAAGCCTTCCACCCCCCAGTCTCCATTAGAATTCGGATCAACTTAGCAAGAGTTGGATATTGTTTCCCCAATCGTGTTAATACATCTTCAATGTCGGATCCACTGATAAATAGTTCCAGACTATCTGCATCAAGTGACGCATCTACTAGTTGTTGGCGCGTAATCATCTCATCAGCCATTACTTTTCTCCAGCCAATAAAAAACCCCTGTTAGGGGGCTTAGATTTCTGTTAATTAATTAAATAAAGTCGTGGTCACGCTCATAGAATCGGTCATCGTAATTTGATGCTTTCAGCGTGTTGGTCATTTGAGTTTGCGGTGTAAGTTCTTCGAGCATGAATGCATCAATCTCGGCCTGATCCGCTCTTACCAATGTATAAAGAGTCTTAACATAACGATCAGGATCTACAACAAGCGGCTGAACTGGCGGTCTAGACAGAACTACTGAATAGTCATCTGGACCTATTGTGCACGGCACCATATCAACAGTGGCATTCGCTATTTGCATATGAACGTAGTAATCATGCCCAACTTCAAATTTGCACGGCTGAGACGTCATTACCGTTAGGCCATCTACACCAGTCACTTCACCATCTTGTGTATCAACAACTGTGTTATTGGCTATTAAGATACGGTCATTACGGATCAGTAATTCAGACTCATCTAGAACTTCCACTTCACAAGAAACATACTTGTAGCGAAGCTTATTCCACTCACGCCATGCGCGAGTTTTCGCTTGAGCCTCATTACGAATGCCTCTTGTAGTGATCTTTAATGGATTCTTAGGCGTAACATCTTCTGGAATGGTGTACTTGATGCGGGCATCATCTACATCAGAAGTGTATTCAAGCTCAACCCCGTCATAATCTTTCTGCACACCAAATGTATAAGAGCGCTTTTCTGTTAAAGGCACTTTGTTCCGGTGATTAAAAAGTAAGACTGAGTTCTCTTGAGGCTGTTCAAACTTAATTCGAGTCAGACTTCCGAACCGATATGGCTCACAAAATGCAGCACTTGCAACCATTCCCGCGATTTCCTCAAAGCTTAGATTGTCATCGTCAATTGTGTAATTGAACTCAGACATAATATCCGAGCCAAAATAAGCATTGACCTTGGCAATTTCTGCATTGATTTGTGTAATGTCCACTTCCGCACTTGTTCGACGGCCAATGTACTCATCTAATGCAAGATTAATTAATGCTTGTCCTGCTGAGCGTGTGACTTGTAAAGGCCCTGTCCCATTTAAAGGAAGCTTACGATTGACTAAGCAATTGAGCTTACGTTCTTTGATAGACAAAGCACCATCTGTAGCAACTGTACGAGAACGAACAACAGTGACATTGCCATAATCGCTAATGCTTGAATCTGTCATCCCATACACAGACTTAATCTTGCAGGTGTCTTGTGTCTTACCTGCTTGTGTCGGTGTTGTTCGGCTTAATCTGAATCGGAAAGATCCAGCCGTTGGTAAGTCGATATAAATCGTTTTACCGAATTGGGATTTGTTATTTGCCCTAATTTCTTGGTTAATCGTAGTGATTGACCCAACCGGATCACCATTTCCATCAATTGATTGCAATTCGATAATGACCGTGATCTTTTCTTCCCACACCCCACCTTTACTGTCTTGGTAAAACAAGCCATTAGGAAAGAAGAAGTTAAACACTGCTTGAGTTGCCTCAGGCATATCAAAGTTAAACCACCCGACATATTTAGAACTTACAGCATCAAAACGGACCAATACGTCTTGCCCTTGTGTGCTTTGGTTCGGCAAAGTTAAAAGCTTATCCCAATCACTGTTAATGGCTGACGGGTTCACTAATGCAATCGTATCGGCAGTTACGCTATTGATTGTGTAAGTATCATCAAGCGTTATTGAATTAGTGTTTCGATTTAAAGAAGCCCCTGCTGTAATGGTGTAGCTGTTATTTACATACTGCCAGTTTGCATTGACCTTTTCAGGATTTGATAAAGTAATTTCATAGTGGAAGCCACCAGAAATAACCGTCTTTGTTACACCTGAAACGACATACTGGCCAGATAGGTCGCGTGTATTTGTTTCTGTGACTTCATCTGGTGGTGTTCCTGTAGTAGTTTCAATGTCAACTAAGGCACCAGTTAGCAACAAGCCTTTAAACAAGTTTGGATTATCAATATTTGTTGAAGATTCAATGATAACCATCTTGTCTTCATTCACCATTATCGAACCTGAAAGATTCACATCTTGCACACCATAAACCGCACCACTCAAAGCAATACGATCATTAGCTGCGAATTTCTGCGTAAAGTCTAAGCCTGTTGATTTAATTAAGTTCGTGCTTTGAAACCAGATGCTACTTGACTCAAGTACTGCACTGTTGGGCTGTTCAATGGTTTGGCCATTAATTGATGATGAGGTTCTCACATACTTTGGTAATTCAGTGAATGGCTCTCCTACTTGATAAATTGGAGTACCTATAATTGATGTAAATGGGTCATAAGCAGAAACTGACGTGCCAGCAATATTTGCTGCATCAGTGTCACCATCTCGCATATCTAAAATTTGACAGTACCCGCGAGTAATTGCCATCAGACACTCTTCAGTTTCGATGCCATCGATATAAATTGTGTATGTCTGTGCAATTAAGTCAGGATACGAACGTACTTGTCCAAAAATATCTGGTATACGGCCATTTATACGTGCTTGGTTAGATCGTTGAGCTAATTCGTTGTTAGATGAGCCTACTGTAGGTGACTGTGGCTTAGGCATCGTTAACACAGTGTAAAGACTGTATGCCGCAGTAATCGCTACAATTGCATAGTAAAGGAACTGTAACCATTCAGGCTCAATTACTACATAGAACTCACCTTCTAGTGACTGCAAATGCTGTATCTGCGCATTAATAGTCCTAGGATTATTCGGAGTGACATCACATGACTCAGCAATATGGTTGTGGTAGATCTTTGCATGTTCAGGCCAGATAGAAAATTGTTGAAAGAGATATGCAACAACATCTTCAACATAAGCCTCCGACCTTCCCTCTTCACTAAACTGCTTAGGGATAATTACGACTTTTTTTAAGCTCATTTGTAGAACCTCGTGTCTTCCCTAAAGTGCATATCAATTATTTCTAGAGGTACGTACTGCACCCCTCGCCCCGTCAAATGCAAAACTCTGTCGCAATAAAAAAGCCCAACATGCGTTGAGCTTCTTGGGCCATTTGAGAAAAAGGCAATGCAGGGTGATTCTGGTGCCTCTAGTTCTTGGAAGTTACCCTTACCATTTAGAAAAGCCATCAAGCGCTTTTTAAGTTTTTCACCCGTGACTAGTTCCCATGCCTCACAAAGAAAGTCGTTGCAAGTGTAGTCTTTGGTCCAAACACGGTTATGAAGGTCGTCTAGGTTCATCTTTAACAATCTCCATTACCTGTTTCACTGTTGGGATTTTCTTACCTTTATGCGTCAGATCAGCGTTTGCATCACTAAATATCACATCTAAAGCAATCAAATCCGACAGCTCATCTTGATAATCTTTTGTATCAACAAAGACCTTTTCGCCCGATCTAGCACTTTCTTCAAGTTTATGTTTCAGCAACCCAAGCTTTTCTGCCAATTCAAGATCAAATTGTTGATTTTTTTGAGCGGGTGACTTTTGTTTTTTCCCAGAGCAAATACATATAATAAGAAGCATTAGAATTATAAATATTATGGCTACCATATCGACCTCCTTGTTTAGATCATGCCTCGCAATAATGGGAACCGCTCAAGGTCATAAATTTCGCCAGTTCTAACACTGTTAAGTTCAGGTGCTTGAGCGTCAAAGGTACAGTTGCCTGAGCCATCTTTAGACATAGAAGCAACTTCTAGTGTCTGTAGTGACACCATTGGAGCTGTTAAGTCATCATCTCGATAAAGCCGCCACTTTACTGTTGGTCTAACTTTCCAGTTAGTGCCACGTCTAGCAGAGACAACCGATTTAATGAGTTCATCCTCAACATCGCCAATGGTAAGGCTTAACTTCTGGTCAAGGTCATTTGTGACTGTAGAGCGTTGAATAGACATTGCTTGATAGTCATATTGAATATCAGGCCCTGCCGACTCATGTTTTACCACTACGCCTTCAGTATCGTTTTTGACGAATCGGAATGGCTCCGTAAAGTCTGGATGGGAAATCTCTACACACTCCAAGGGCACGACACCACTACTCGAGTTTAAGAAGAAGGATGTATAGTCAGGCATCTATATTCCCTCCATCGCATTCGGCAGGTCTTCGTTTACTAGTTCTTCAAGAGGGTTCACCCAATCCCAAAGACCTTCATTGCCATCATCATTACCAATATCAACAATCAAGTCGTCCATGCCTTCATCTTCCAGCTGTGGCTTAACTTCAAACTGTGCAGTGACGGTATAAACCGAGCCTTCTTTTGCCGATAATGTCGGACTATCAATAAAGAAGCATTGGTAATCCTCAGCCTCTCCGTCATCAATAATTAGCCTTGCTAAAAATGGCTGATTTGGTGTTCTTCGCCATACTCTATAAAAGGCCATCAAGTATTGATAGCCTCCTGAACCTACAACCCATTGAACATTCACTGTATGGGATACATTCTTCAAAGATCGACGGTAGCGACTAGCGCCACCATCTAATCTTTGAGAAATGACACCATCCCCAACCTTTGCCGTATAACCACTTTGCGTTACGCAGTATTTCAGCCTATTCATGCTTATCTTCTCCGCTGTGCATTGTAGTTTTGCTGCATGGTTTTAGAGATTCGGCTATTTGGATTAGCCAATTGGTTTGATACGGTTTGCTCAGCAATTTGTTGAATACGGATATCCAAAGTTCCATCATCGTTTTGAGTCGCTGTAGCTGTTTGACCAGGTAGTGTGTAGACGTTGACTGTTGGGCCATCTGATCCGACGTTTCCTAAGCTTCCTCCACTATTAAGTGCATTCAGAGTATCAACACCAATTCGCTTAGTTGCACTTGCATTAAGAACATATTCTTGCCCATGCACTACACCAGCAATATCACTTGTTCCAATGTTCCCTGTGTAGCCGCCTGTTTGGAATCCTGCCGCCACACTTTGAATGTTAGAGATGATACTTGCTGTTTGCGCTGCAACAGTTGCTGCTGCACTCAAATTGGCTGGAAATGGAAGTGACATAGCATTCGCAATACCCGTCTGAATAGCAACGATTGACTGTGCAATTGCGAAGGATTTTTCAACTGCAAACATTGCTTTGTAGGCAGATGATTGCTCACCACTCATTGTCTTGAGCATGTCAGAAAAAGAACCTGCAATTGCCTGTCCAGAGCCGAGAGCTAGTGCAGCACGATCAGCATGAAACTTTTGTTCACTTTCCAACATCTTCTGTTGATATTCTTCTTGTGTTATCAGCTGCCATTCAAATGCCTCTTTAATGGCTTCTCCTCTTCGAGCTGCCTCATCTTCTGCAGAAGTATCAACACCAGTTGCATCTTGATAATTCATCCATGCTTGACGTTTAGCATCATCGTTCTCAAGATCTTGTGTCTTATAAGAAGCACCAATAAGAAAGTTCTTTTCATCGCCTGTTAAACTATTGTTTAAACGTATTTGTTCACGTTCAAACTCATATTTAGCAGTGATGTTTTGCATGTCAGTTTGGAATGCAGATTGTGCATCACTCAAACGTTGAGCAGATTCAAGACGCATCCAAGAAAGCTCTTGTTGATGTTTATCTTTAGCCGCCCTATAAAATGCCTCTTTATCTTTATCAGTAATATCGGTACGAGCTGCAATTTCTTTCTTAGCCAGCTCATACTGGAAGTTAATTTTTTCCTCTTCCGTTAAGCGATATTCTGAAAGTTCAAATGCAAGTTTTGCTAAATAAAGATCCTTTTCTGTTTCATAGCGTGCTTTTGCAGTCTGTAGAAAAAGTTTCTCCTGCTCGCCAGTAAATGCAAAACGTATATCTTTCAGCTGTTTTTCATAATCAAGCTGCAACTGATATTCGCGGTCAGCAAATTCATAAATCATTCCTTCACGTATTCGCTTTTGCTCTTCTAGCGTTCTGTTTAACTCTTCCTGCGCTTTTGCAGCTGCTTTTGTTGCATCTGATACTTTATTTTGCTTATCCACCCAATCTTGAGCGCCTTTTGTAGCAGCAGTATTGGTTTTATTTGCTTGACTCATAAGGTCAGCAAGCTTAGCAGTTGATTTTGACACTGAATCATCAAAAATCTTGTCCGTTGTTTTGCTTAAGTCTTCAATTACAGATAAGTTATCTCGATAAGCCATTTTGATATAGCTGTTTTCCGCACCAGATGTTGCACCTGCTGTAATAAAGCTTTTAGCAATTTGGACACCTGGCAACTTATCAAACCAACTACTTTGTTGCGCTGCTTGGTTAGTTAACTTAAAAGAATCTAAAGCTTGGTTAGTTACACCAGCAATACTATTTGCAACTAAATTAAGCGCTGCCCATACACCATAAGCAATTGTTGCAACACCCTTCAAAGAGTTTGCTAGCACTTCACCAGCATCTGCCATTCCCCGAGCTTTCTTATCTCCATCGCTTAAAGCATCTGAGATATTTACTAATGCTGGAATAACAGAGCTTAAAATTTGTCTTTTAAGACTTTCATATTGCATATCCAACATTTTAGTTTGAACTTGTAGTTCTCTGGATGCTTTAAGTGTTTTCTCATCCATGATGATGCCAGCACGTTCAGCTGCTTCACCCCACAAGCGCATACCTTCCGCATTATTTTTTAACAATGGCAGTAACAAGGTTGAGTCAGATGCCATACTTTCCATTAGGAATGACATCTGGTCTTGAGAAAGGTTGGCTTCTTCCATTTTCTTAACAAATAAGCCCATTGACTCAGGGCCTGAAAGTTTAGAAAGTTCTTTTGCCAATTTCATAGCACCATCGGCACCTTTCTCCGTCTTTACTGCCACTTGCTCCATGAAGTCAACTAATGGGCCAGATCCAGCAGTTAGAAAGTCGCCAAAGCGTTCATTCCAATCTTTCATGATGTCACTGAGCTTTTCAGCTTCAATTCCCATCATTTGTGCGCCCACAGCCATTTTTTGGAATTCAGCAACTGATGTTTGGCTTAAATATGCGAAGCGCTCTAATTCCGCATTATGCTTTGCCATTGTGTCAGCCATTGCAATTATTGCAGTTGTTGCTCCTGCGATAGCTGTTGCAGCAATGGCGCCATATGATGCAATAAAGCCCTTCATCTTAGTAAGGCTGCCTTTGAGCTGCCCTTCTGCTTGCTTTAATGGCTCGGTGAATTTGCCAAGTCTGACAAGTAAATCAAGAGTTAATGTTCCTAGTTTAGTTGCCATCACTTTTCTCCAGCCAATAAAAAACCCGCTTTCGCGGGTTAAGTAGTTTTAAAGTTCTAGGGTTCTTTGAATCCATCAACATCAAATATAAATTGCTTTGTTCCTTCTTGAAAGAAACTAGGCTCAACTATAAGTTTCTTTGATACTTTCAGTTTTTCTATAAGCTTCTTGGCTGTTGATTCACTCTGAACAAATAAGACATCTGTATCATGCGTATCACTACCAACCATTGTCACCGCTTGAATATTTCCACTATCAAATTTGAAATTTACCTTACAGCCATCAAAGCTTGAACAAATGAATTGGCCCTTTGTGATATTAATAATTAAATCAGTTCCACTTTTACCCTTTCTAATGGTCAGGACAAGGTTTGATCCACCATTGTATGGAAACTCAAAATCAGCTTGGTTGGTACTTATCGTACGTGTTGATCTTGTTTCTGTTCCTCGCATCTCATCTTTAGAAACGTTATTAAACCAATTTTCAGGTTTTACAGGTTCAGATGTGACACTTGATGCTTGAGCACTCTCTTGTTTATCACCTTGGTTAACTGTTTTGGTCGGTTCTGCAATTTTTCCAATCACAGCAAATAAAATCATAATCCCAAAAAACCAAAGGACTATTTTTAAAAAAAGGCCCATCTTCTTAACCTTGGCCCCACACACAGGACAAGCATCTGCCTTATCACTAACTGGTGCACCGCACTCTTTACATGGTTTTATAGCCATTTCATCACCCAAAAGATCTGAACTTTATTAGTAGTTAAATTTAGTTTATTTTTGGTTTGCCCAGTAATTTATTGACTGCATCCAACACTTTCCCATCAGTGCTACGCCATTTATTAAGTGCTAATGGATTTTGCTCCCAATCTACTTTCGCAATTTGTTCTCCATTAGCATCGTATAGATCTAGTTGGATAACAGAAGTATATACCGCCATATCCCATGATCTTTGAGCTGAGTAAGTTAATCTATTTTGACATTCAGTTGGTTTGGTATCTGAATAGAATTTAGATTTAATACCATTTTCAATAAATGCTCTCTCAAGATCATTCTCAAATGAAGGAATGGTTACTTTACTGTTTCTCTCAATGCACACTTCTCTTAGTGTACTTAATTTATTAGCATCTATGGGCTTCACTGGTTTGGCTACACAACCAGCAAGCCCCAATATTAAAGTAAATAAAATAATCTTTTTCATGAAATTATCCATCTTATGAATGATGGAAATTTAACAAATTGAGCACTATTTGTCACACAAAAGAAAAACCGCTATCTCTAGCGGTATACCACCTTCTGGTAATTTTAATTCACCACATGAGCCTTCAAGAAGCTTTCCAAATCCTGAGGCACTGGTTTTGATTCGTGAGGCATGTAATTAAGGGCATCTATTTTGGTGCCCTTTTTAACTTTAGAGGAAATGTAGAGGGCAAATAAATTACCAATTGCCTGCTCTATTCGACGACCCATAAACAAAGAGCCACGTTTCTGACGGTAGACCCACCAGATATGGAACTCTTCATTGCTTAGGTTTTGCTTCGCTTCCGAGATGGTTTTTCCACCGATTCCACAGCTGACGAGTTCGCACCAGAATTCGTTTCGCTTGAATTCTTCTTCATCAACTTTCCCATGAAGTTATTCACATCATCAGAAGCAGAATAGAAGGCATTACAGACAGAAACATCACAATCCAGCACTTCTTCAATTGACTTAAAGAACGGTGTACCTTTGGCATCTTCACAAATTGACCCAAGAATACGAGCGGCTTGCAAGCGGATGCCATCAATACTTTCCAATTTAGAGTTTTCTATATCCTTAGTATCGAACTTCCATTTATAAGCCTTTAAGATTTGCTCTTGGTCTTTGAACGAGAGCTTACGGACAAATACTTGAGCTTCGTAATCTTCACCCTCTAAAGAAAAATGCACCGTCTTTTCGACTGGTGCACTTTGAGTGAGACTTACTTTTTTAAGGTTAGCTACTGTAAGTTTTTTCATTTTCCACCTTAAGCCGCTTTAGGAATGATTTGAACGCCAGTGCTACGTTGCATAGTAACTTGGTAGCTTACTAATGAATCTGCTTCAAAAGTAGGTGTAGACGGAGCTAATGAAGCTTTGTAAGTCCAGAAAGTACGCGTTGTTGGAACAGTAACCGTACCTGTTGCAATAGTTGGTTCTGCTACGCCATCACTCGCGCCAATGTAGAAAGTTAATTCTTTATGATCGTCTGCCCACTCAAGCAATTGAATATGTGTTTCATTTTCTGGATCTAGGTTGAAAGTAATTGAACCGTCACCCGGATCATTCAAACCAGTTAAATAAGCTTTCGATTTAGTTTCTTCTAAACAAGTATTTTCAAGCTTAGATGTACTATCACTGCCCAAATCAATAGCAGTAATACAGATTGCTTTAGTAATGGCCGTGCCATCAGAGATAAAAACGTTAGTACCTTGTGTACGTAAAACTGCCATGAGTAGCTACTCCTCAAATTTTAGGCAATAAAAAACCGCCTTTCGGCGGCGTGGGTTTTGGTTGATTTCTATAGGCGCTGATATTCAACGCAATTATTTAAAATTGTTGGATGTGGCTTTCCGTTCAACATAATGAATCTGGTTTCGAGTCGCTTATTAGTGCATGTCCATTCATTACGGTTTAGTTCTATTGTTGGAGATATAGACTCTTTGTAGCCCACATAAATAACTACGGTTATTAGTGAAATAACAAGGAGTGAGCATATCCAGCCGAACCAATTCAATTCTTTTAGGAAATCTCTCATTCACCGACCTCATCAAATATGGGTAGACATGGTTGAATTTGGCGGTCAATCCTCATCTTAGGGACAATAACTAACTATCGGTCTAAAAACCAATTTGCATCAAAACCGCGGACATAAAGCTTAGTTGCTTTTTCAAAATCACTAATTCGGGGATTCAAAATATAGCTTTTGGTTTCTAATGCTTTTCGAATGGCTTCACGAGCTTCATAAGCTCTTTTCTGATTTGTGTCATATACCATCACTTGATACATGACATGATCAACCTCAGCCGGACAGTCAAGATTATTTTCGGCAGGACCTCCAATGTCTTGCCAAACTGCATAAGGTGTTGGGGTATCAAGTGGTACTAAATCTTCATAAACGCGCAAATCGGTGCCTAAAATGGCTTTAACAGCCGCATCAGCATTCAAAGTTCTATAAATCGGAAGGAAGCTCATAGTTTTGATAATTCCTTTTCTAGTTCAGCATTAAATGACTGGCTGAAAGTGTCTGTTACCTTTTGGACATTGTTAGCGAGTGCTGGACGCATGAAAGGTACTGCGGGAATTTCTGACGTTCCGTATTCCAAAAAGCGCCAGTATGTAGTGTTTCCACCAGATTTAGCCGCAAGCGCAGCTCGATCTGAATAAGCATTCATTGCTGCACCACCATCCACTCCGACCCGCATAATCACAAGGCTTTTATCTCTGGACTTTCCAGAACTCACTTTAATGTTTTTCCAGATCTTCTCTACTGTTTCAGGGTCATCAATGGCTTTTGCGTTTTGTCTTGCCGCATCACGGACAATATTCATTGCTTTTCTAGATGCTCGCATTGCAGCATTGCGTATTTTGCGTGGATCCTTTAGTAAATCCATCTTCCGCAACACTTCATCCAAGCCTTCAATTTTTACATCCACATCAGCCATAAATACCTCTACTTGGGCACTTCTACCCCTTGGCTAAGCAAGAAAGTACAGTAAGTGTATGAGTCCTCGCTATCATCCAAAGCTTGGCTGTGAATAGAGAAATTTCGCCCCTTCCAAATGACTTGCATCTTTGTATTGATGTCTTCTCGATAGCGGATCTTCATCCGTGCCACAACTTCGGATTGGTCAGCCTGAGCAGCAATCAAATCTTTCGCTGATAATGGAGTGACTTTAGCCCAAAGCTTTTTGTATTCAGACCAGCCGCCTTCGATTGGGAAGCCATCGTCATCACGACCGGGTGCTGTATAAACTTGGATTGTTACTCGGTGGCGTAATTCACCTGCATTTTGACCCATAGCAACCTCACACAGCCGTTGGAGTTCGATAAGTGAATAAAAGTGCCTGAACTGGTTGTGGCATAAAATTGCCATTCACAGGTGCGTCAGATTCAGCATTTCGGTGCTTGTCGTAATATCCGACATACACAAGTACCGCTAATCGGAACTCTTCGGGATATGGCAATTCATGATGAACTGCATCGGTGTATCGCAAAACGGCAGATTCAGCTGCTTTTCGATAGATTTCCAAGTTAGTGTCATTTGAATCATCATCGTAGCGAAGGTGTTCTTTTACTTCTTCCAGAGTAACTATGCTCATTCTGTCCACTCCTTCGCGCATAACTTAAAGTTCTTATGGTCAAACTCGCCTAAATGGTCTTTTTCAACATGCCATAACGAGCCATTCTTAGTGACGAATTCACCCTTTTTGTAAGCCACATCGTCTTTAAAAACACCCTTCCAAAGCGATTTAAGCGCATTTTCACCTTCTGGCTGTTCCTCGTCAGGCTTAGATGTTTCTGTTGCTTGTGCGGCACTAGATGAAGTATTAAATGGGTCTTCTTTAGCATCCCGCTTCGCAAGGGCTTCAAGAGAATAGTTTTGTTGTTGGATCATTGGTGAGTTTCCACCCTCAACAGGCAACATACCCAACTCTGCACGGCCTTCGTTTGGTGCAATTAGCCCAGCACTTACCCCTTCTTTGAGATATGCCATCTTAGATGATTGGTTCATACGAATAAGAGCACCTAAATCTAAGAATGCTTCAACTTTAAAACTAGGTAGATCCAAACCTTCATCAAGGAGGTTTTCACGTGCTTCAATTAATGCTTGTAAACAGTCTGAATAGTAAATCTCATTAAGGTTTTCGACATTTGTCGTGCCTTGAACATCCACAACACCAACTTTAAAAGGAGGCACATTGAATGCAGTACAGACAATACGAGCTGTCACTCCCAACTGCTCAATCATTTGAGAATCTGCGGCACTAATGCCTAATGGGATGTATGTCATCCCATCACCAATTACGGCAGTCTTACCAAAGTTAGCGCCTGTGTAATTTTGGTTCCATCTAGTTTGAATCTCTTCTGCTTTTTCTTTAGTAATTGAACCCGGAGCAACTAGGATTCCACCCGGACGACTACCATTGCCAAAAAAACTTGATCCATTTTTGATGATCTTCACACCCATACCTGCTGCAATTCCACATGCAACAATTGGAGATAAGCCAACTAGAGGGTGATAAAAGGCATTAATACGGTCATGAATGATTTCAGAGGCTGGAACAATTACAGATTCGGTTTGTGTTAAGCGGTCAGTATTGAATTGATAGAAGACATTGCCGTTATCATCAACTAATGGATATACAAGGTCAGGGTTGAGTACCACCATTCGGTACACATCGCCAAAAACATCACGCAATTTCCAAACATAGGTGTTTCCGCGCAGTAGTAAACTAGAAGTCCACTGTTCTTGGAACTGTTGCCAAGTTTGATAGTTATTTGGCTTCTTTAAAACACGTAGTTTTTCTGGAACATCAACACCAACAAGAACACCTTGTTTCTTGCGCTTTAAAAGAATTGGTAATTTACCAATATCCTTTGAGATAAGACTTACACAGGCGAATACAGCATAAGATGCTACTAGGTCTTCACGTGTTAATTCATCATTTTTCTGCCAAGCACCTGAGTATGGCTCTTGCACAAACAAGCTTGTAAAAGTCTGCTCAGCATTATGGACACTTTGAAAGCTCTTTTTACCTCTAAACCAGTCAAGAATGCCCATTTTTACCGCCTTATTCGCTAGTTTTTACTTCTTTTTTAGGTTTGCTTGGTGCCTTTTTAGGTTCCTCATAAGGCTTAGCAACACCCGTTTTAATCAAGATATTTGCTTCAAAATCTGTTACTTCAAGCACATCACCCACATTGGCGTTGTGCATAACCTGTAAATATTCAATTTTCATAGCTGTTCCCATAGCTCAACAGTGAGTTTTCATTGTTCAGATATGAAAACAGCCCCTATTAAGGAGCTGTTTTAGTCAAATCACCATTAAGGTGTAGGCGTGTAGTCAATGTATGCAGCTGCAATTGCACGACGTTTTGCCCAAGTGATGAACTTCTCTACACGAATGGCAAATTTGTTTTCTTGCCATAAGTTATGAGTAGTAGAACCATCAACAAGTGTCGCTTGGTCGCTGTAAGCAACATCTACCCCACCATCTTCGGCCACCAATAGTTCACTCATTTTCACAAGAATTACTTTGTCGCCCACTGCTTGAGAGGTCACTACTGGAATACCCAATAATGAACGTGCTCCGCTAAAGTTCATGCCATTAAAGTACGTGTTACCCAATGCATCACGAAGCAATGCATATTGCATAGCGCGTGTTTCACTCATCAGGAAGTATGAATTATCTGTACTCAGGTTGGCTGTAACAAAAGCTGTGATTAGCTTCATCAAGTCAGCTTCGATTTGGGCAGCAGTACTACCAGAAGGCGTAATAGCTGTGACGCCATTTAAAATACCAACAGGTGTTGTATTTGTTTCAGCCTGAGAGCCAAGGAATGTAGTGTCGATTAAAGCTTTTGAAGCTTCAATTAAGTCATCCAAAACTAAACGGTCGATTGCAGGATCTGCACGACGCAACAACTCCTGTGTGTATACAGTAATTGCTGCAAGTTTGTGTTCATCTACTTCAACATTACCAAAAGTAGGGTTTGTAAGTGGTTTACGTGCACCTTCACCAACCCATTGTGCAGAGCCACCAGATAATTGACCGCTAATTTCAATGTTAAAAGGTACAGAACGGTAGCCTTTCAGCTTGTCAAAAATAGTTGCATTACGCAGCAACTCAATGAATTCACCTGTATATGTATCACGATGTACTAATGGTGCGGCAAAACCTGCATCTGTAGTGGTTCCAAGAGTTGCTTTTTCAACGTATTGCACAACATCTTCGCTATAACCCAACTGTTTAGCAGCATCAACAACTGTAAGTAAAGACCCTTTCTTCTGTACGTGACATGCAAGCATTTTTGCACGTGCAAATTGAGCAAATCCCATACCCTTCGGAAGGTTGGACTTTACGACAATCGGCTCTGTTGGATTTGGGTTTCCATTCGCAGCTTCTTGAGCTTCTTGTGGGTTCTGACCAGCAACAGGAGTAGCAGTAGTTGCAGCTTTCTCTCCTTGCTTAATCATTTCTTTTACACGAGCAATGTTTTTTTCAAGAGTTGCAATTTCAGCATCAATGCCGTCGATTTGCTTTTCTTCATCTTCATTAGGCGTTTGACCAGCATCAAGTGCTTTAGTCACAATACCCTGCTTTTCTGCATTTTTTTGTGCTAAAGCATCAAGAAGTTGTTTTAAATATTTGTTCATAGAGATACTCCACCCTTTGTTGGGCTGTTTAGTTTTACGACAACGTGTTTTTGCTCAGATGAATCGCCATCTGTTGCGGTTTTCTGAGGTTTATTGCCCAACGCGGCTTTGTATTCCTCGAAAGCTTTTGAATAATCTGTTGAACTGTCGCGGTTACATGGAATGGTCACTAATGAGAGTTCGTACCACTCCCAGTTGTTGAACTGGATGCCACCACCTTTGATAAATTCTGCTTGTTCCCAGTCTGCTAAGAACCCCACTGATAGGCCCTTTACCAAGCCATACTTGAGGCTTTGATATGCTTCATCGACACGGGCCTTTAAATTGCCTTCTTCTTTGATTTCGGGAATATGATCTCTACTTCGATCCCCTTATCTGTGACCTTCGCATCTATTACTTGACCAATAGGAGCGCTATGCTCATGGTGAAAAAGTAAGGGCATTGGTAATTCAAACTTCGCACCACTTGGGACCATGATGTCTTTTGCGCGATCTGCATTCGGTGTACTTGCAATACCCTTGAATGTTCGCTTTTCTTCATCTGTGCTCTTGATTTCAAAAGAGCCAAATGATTTCTGTAAGGCAGGCATTGAGCTCTCCTTTAAAAAAGAAAAAGCCCGCAAAATGCGAGCTAGGATTTAATTAATTTAGTTAGACAAAAAAGACGTTGTATTCTTTTGTGGATGGTTCAGGGTTCATCGACATGAGAGCTACTGCGTTGAAATCAGCAATTAGTGGGTCAATCTTTGCCACACCAGATTCTTGCTTACTAATCATCATGCCGTTACCTTTCATAACCACTCTTGCATTCCCTGCACACCAAGTCATAAGCTCCTGTCCAGCATGGTAGAGATTACCTTCAGCTAATTTACGCTCCATTGTCAAAATATATCCCATAAGCTTTAAGCCTTGAGGCACTGCGACAAGCTTTTCCTCTGGTATTCCTGCATCAAGTAGCCCGTCAAGCAAACCACCTAAACCAAGTGGGTCTAAGCCAATTTTGTCTAGCTTTCCAGAATCAAAAACTTTTTTTGCCATAGCAGCAAGTTGATCAATATCATCACCAACACGCTCAACAATGGTTAAACTCCCCTCGCGCACAAAATCTGTATACTTGGGTGCGTTCTCTTTACGCCTTTCAACTGCAATTTCATTGCACCATGCATGGTTCCATTTCCACCAGATCCGTGAATTGCCTTTTAACCTACCTAAAACACTAAAGCCCAGAAGGTCATCCAATCCACCACCATCTACACCAAGCTCAATTAACTCTGATTTTTCAATCAACCGCTCAAGGGTGATGCTGGCTCTAGCTTGTTGAAGCCAGTACTCTGCACCTGCCCACCGGTTAGCACGAAGATTCATGCCGATTTCAATGTTTAAATGCTTGGCCAAGAAGTCACGAAGCGATTCTTCACCCGCATCTTTGACCTTTTTAAACTCTGAAATCAGATATTCAAGGTCAACTGATGCGCCTAAGTTTGGGTTTGTGATGTAGAAGTTTTCAGGCTTTAGGTGTTCGCCCGCTTCTATCATATTTTTAGGGAATTCATAGATAAGGGGTAAAAATCCTTTATCCTCTTTTATTCCATCCCGCACATCACGGGCATAGTCCAGAAGTTGCTTAAATACACCGCATGGCACTTCATCTGACATTGTAGACAGATATATCACGCAACCTTCAGGACGTGATGCCAAACCACCTTTTGCTTCACGGAACATTGATTCAGCATTAGCACGTTTACCAAAGAGCCAAACCTCATCGATTAAAATGATTGAAGCTTTCTTCCCCGCTGCTGCATTAGATTCTGCTGCAATTACTTTTAGAGTTGCGCCAGTACCCAAATGAGTAACTGTCTTTGTGTGCTCAGACACATTGATCATTGCACTGAGTTCTTCATCCGCTCTGATAAAATCACGAATCGGATTAAAGCTATTGTCTGCAACCTCTTTTGTTGGCGCTAAAATGATTAGCTCAGCAGAAAGACGATCATTCAGCAACAAAGCAACAAGCATCACGCCTGCTGCAATAGTAGATTTTGTATTCTTCTTGGAAATCAGAAGAAAGAACTCACGGATTAGTCTTCGTTTTGTGTTTGGGTCGTATGCACCGAAAATTGCGCGGACAAACTCAATCACCCATTCCAATGTGACATCGCCCATCTTCGGGCTACCCATCACATCAACAAGAATTAATTCTTTAAATATGCGCTCTGCAACATCAGCAACTTGTGGGAATAATGGCTCACAAGGCATGAGCGACTGTTTAGCAACAATACGCTCCTCCCAGTCTGGGCAAGCGGTTGTCCATTCTGGAAGCATTGCGGTCATTTATTCTGTCCAATAAAAAACCGCCTCGAGGGCGGAATAAATTGTCTGGCAGGTTGCGAACCCTGCATGTATGGCTGAGATAAGCCGATGTTTATGGCACATTCGAAAGCCTGGCTACGCATCCCCCATACTGGTTCAGGACATTGCTTACTCTCTCACCGTGTCGCCCACGGATTCAGACAAAACTTTAACTAGGCAATTGGTTATTCAAAGTACCGAACTTGCCTGATTTTGTTGCTTGTTTAGCCGCATCCTCTTTAGTTTCTTTCTTGCCCTTTTCTGCAACTTTGCCGTGGACGTATGGGAGTGCCGCTTGTGCTGCCCGAACTCGTAGAGCCATGTCTTCAACTGGATCAGAATAGACAGATTCTAAAAACTCTAAAGGGTCAGCTAAACTCTTGGCAGCATGAATAGTTGTGTTAGTTGTTAATGGTTTAACATCGTGTTTAACAATTTGCTCAGGTGTAGCTTTTCCTAATCTTTCAAGATAAGCAATCACATCAGGGTCTTTAGCTAATCTCGCACCTGCCGCAGATGCAGTGTTTTCAGGGCATCCAGCTAAAATAGCTGCTTCTTTATTATTTTTACCTTTCTGTTTTGCGAGGGCAAATGCCTTCTTTTTTTCTGTTAAAGCCATATACCCTCCTTTAACATATTTATGATTAGGGAAATTTTTTTATAAATGAGGTGGTGGGCGGTGTCCGCGAGCTCATCGCGCTGAGGTTTTTACTCCCCCCCACTATGTTATTAATTTAACGCTCTCAACCTTTCCCCAAATTGTTTGATCTACTGTTGGCTCAGTCCAGTTTGTTGGTGCAAGCCATCTTCCACCACTTGCTGTCACACCTACAGAAGCATATGACCATCCACCCTCTTTCCAGAAGATGTAGTACAGCCCATTCTTAAGAGAGGAGACTTCTTTCTTATTCATAATCTACTCTCCTTCAACGTCTTCTCTTTATGACAAGTACCACACAAGCTCTGTAGGTTTGATTCATCATCATTGCCACCTTGTGCGATATTAATAATATGATCTAGCTCAAGGTCCATAGTAACTACACCGCAGCACTGACATGTGTACTTATCTCTTAGGTGTATCTTTGCTTTGAGTCTACGCCATGGTCGACCTCCACGACCTGAACCCCAACTACTGTGCCTTGGTGTTCTCTGTGCCTGTAGTCTCGGCTTGAGTGTTTGTAGTTTCATTTAGAATTCTCATCAGACCTAAGCGCTTTAAGTCTTTATCAGTAAGAGCTTCAATAGATAATCGGTTATCGATTACGACGGCCTCCTGTTTAAAGCCACGTTCTTTCCATGCTTCTGCAATTGCTCTACTTATCTCAGCCGTCATATTTGAATCAGTTTTAATAACACTGATAGTTGAATCTGGATGAACTTGTTCTACAGTAAAGTTGATTACTATCGGTCTTTTAAAGAAGTTAAACATAATCATCTTCCATCAAATGCAGGTGAAGGCCCTGTCTCTTTGCCTTCAAAGTCTGGAGTTAATCGGATAAGTACTTCTGCCACTTGATCAACACCTACCGTAGTTTCAACAAAACTCACTCCATGCAAGTAGCTGCCATCACTTAGTTTAACCTTTGTACCTTTACCAGACTTTCCGCCTGAGTACTCAACGTTAGTAACACTTAGATACTTAACCATATTAACCTCAATCCAATGTTCTATTCTGAATAACAGGCTGCTCTTCCTGCTCAGTAAGCTGTACTAATAATTCATTGTTCTGTTCAATCGCTGCTAGGATTATCTGATCCTTGTGCGCTACTTGCTGAATCAGTGTTGTGTTCTGCTCCACTATCTTGCTGAGTAGTTCTAGTACTTCTTTGCTTGAGCATCCGCACTCTTTGCTTGAACAGTTCGTATTGTTCTTTAATCCACTCACGACGTTCCTCACATCCTTTACATGCCATCTTTGTAGCACCACATAAGTTCATTAGGGATTAATAGCTTTGCTCCATGCATTAGACAGAATGCTTCAATCTGATTGAGATATTCATTCATTTGCTTAACTGAGCACTTCTTAGTGCTTGTAAGCTTAATTACATGATTAGCTATTGCTTTGTATTCTTCACATTCGTTTTGTTTGAGTGCCGAAATAGATGCGCACATTTGGGAATATTCAGTATCATCACGCTTGAAGATTGAAATTAAAAATCTACGTTTAAAGAAAAGGTGTTGAGCTTCTTTTGTAGATCCAACATGATCTGCAAACTGCGTCATCCATTTCCAATACAATCTATTCTGCGCATTACTTCTATCTTCTTGTTTATTCGTAATGGTGACGATTAAAGGTTTTCCTTCGGATGCAGCTTGAGCATGATTCAAATTAAGGAAATTAATTACCTTGCTGATTTCGCCATGGTTAGGTATAGGAAATATCGCTGTATTCATACCCACCTCAATAAAAAACCACCCGAGGGTGGCTTAACTTTCTAAACTACACATCCGCCTCATAAACTCTTTCGAGGCGGTTTCCATTACGTCTAGGCCATTTCCTTTATCGAATAAGAAAACTATAGAGCTATTTTCCAGTTCCATAGATATGCTGTATAAATCAGCGTTTTCCATCATCAATATGTCTTTATCTACAGCCTTTTTATATTCAGCTAGACCATTAACAAAATTAACTCTTACATGCGATTTTACTGACATTTTAATGCTCAAATTATTCATTATGAACATTATATCAAAACGGCTCATCTGGATGTTGGCGCAACATTCGCTCTGTCTTTTCCAACCACCCATCAAACAAAGCTTCCGATTCTTGTCTTGTGCCTAGCTGAAATGTGTCGAAAAGATGATGGCAACGAAAACACAGGGCTATGGTATAGATATCTGAACTTTTAGTGCCTCTACCCTTGCCGTGCTTTGAACTGTTTGAATGTGCAGCCTGTGACGGACCTTGTCCGCATCTAACGCATGGCAACAGTCGAATAGCCTTCAATCGCTTTGCATCACGCATAAAGATTACTTCTTATATTCTTCACTTGGTCTTTATGGCGCTTAATCTTCGCGTCAATATCGAGCATTTCTTTTGCTGTCATTAAACCGCGTGAAAGGTTCTGTAGCTTTTCTATTTCATTGCACAAGGCATTTAAATTCTTCTTCGCTTCTATTGTGTCCATACTCACCCCAAAAAAGAAAATCTCCCGAAGGAGATTATTTAATGTCAATTATTAGTCTTGATTGCAGGCCATTGGATTTTATAAATCTTATAACCCTAAACTCTTCCTCATAGCCATCTGACCATGTTTTGATAATCTTATCTCCACATTTAATTGGAGCATCCAAATTACCACTGTAAATCACCTTATTCTGCAAGTTACACTTATCTAGCAGAAAGACACTATCCGTATTCTTGCATACAAGTTTCAATTGAGTATTAAATAACATTTCTAACAACCATTATGTGAAAGAAAAATTATAACACATTGTTTTTTATCATTTTGCTTGCAAGCTAATGGCACGCCATGCAGGACTCGAACCCGCATCAATCACACTAGAATTATGATGTCTTATCCAATTAGACGAATGGCGTAAAAGAAAACCCCACCAATCGGCAGGGCTACAAAGATTTAACCTTTCCACACTTTCCACACTTTCTGCATTCTTTCTGATTAAACATGTCTGAGTCATACTCCCAAACGTGAATGCAAAATACTTGCTTGATGATTCGGAGCATGTGAACCTCCTATAGGCATACAAAGGAAACGTAGCTAAAGCTTTTAGAATTGTCTATCCAATTCAGCTTGATAGAGCTTTTCTTTCAAGCGGTAGCCTTCTAACTGCCAGATTTTTTCACGTGCGTTTTTATATGCGATTTCGCGTCCAATTTTCTCATCAAAGTTCTCAGGACTTGCGCATGCACTCTCACCTGTAACTGTAAAACCGTTTTCTAATGAAAGAATACAAATAGTTAAACAGCTTGCACCACAATCATTTTTATAATCATCTGCAAAGTAATCAGGCACTACATCACCATTGATAAAGCGGACAGCTTTAATTTTTGAATCGATATGTTCAGGTGTTAATCGTGGAGCATTCAAGCCTTTATCCTGAATTTCTTTTTCAAGTTTTTGTTCGTCTGACATTCTTTTTCTCGCTTTTCTCTAGGAAACAAAAAAGCCCAGTTATTCAGTAGGATAGCTGGGCTTCGTAGTACTGTGGTTTAAGGCTACTGATGTGTTAAGGGGTCGCCAAGCCCAAGTAAATACTCACCTCTTTAGGTGGTCAAACCAAGGGTAGTGCCTTGTTCAAAGCCTCGCACCCTTTCTATTACCCTATTGACTAAATAGGACACCCACTAAATTTAAGAAGCCTAGTAGGTAGCTCCAAAATGCAAAAAGCCCATCGAATGATGAGCTTTGAATGCTAGTGAACCTGACTACTCAAGCGCACTATACCAGAAATACTATACCGCGCGTTTAAACGAGTCAACACCAAAAGCATCAAAAATATTAAATTTCTGCCTAATGAGGTCGATATTACTGAAACATTCAGTACGACCACAAAATTCTTTCTTCGGTGTGTACCTGTATTTAGCTAATAGTTTTAATAATAAGGTCTCAAACCTGTAGAGCTTTTTCCTATCTCCATTCTGTAAGCTTAGAACATCAAACTTATATGGAAGCCTACTATTGTCTGGAAACCTAGCCTCTAAAGACTTAGTGGTAATTCCTATTTTATAAAATTCTTCTTGATCATCATAACAACGAATCAGATAAATCATTGCTCCCTGATCCATTAGACTTTCTTCATTACAAGCTATACATCCTCTGCCCGCTAATAGCTTTTTAGCCCTTGTTCTTATCCACCATGTTTAGGACATTTAATCTCAACAGTTGACTCAACATCCTTATCAAAGACAACCCGAGAGAAATCATAATCAAAATCCTCGTAGGTTAATTCTAGGAGTTTCATAAAATTTTGGTGACGACGTTGCATAGCTGTGGCTACGCAAGTAATATTGCGCACAGTCATTTTGGAGCCTCAATTTCAATTTGATTAGAGCCATATAGGTGTTGGTAGCACCTGTATGGCTTGCTTAATTATTATACCATAAAAGCAAATAAGCTCATGATATTCTTAATCTTTTGTCATGTGCATGTAGAAAGAATCTTGCATTTCCTACCATGATATTTACCTGTGCTTTAGATTGGTTTGTAATCCCCGCCACGGCACTTAAAGATCTATTTTCGACTTTATGCTTCACTAAACACATCAATGCGTATTTAGCCTGATAATCAACCTTTTCTGATTTCCAAATACTTCGTAACAAAGCCTGAATTTGGTCTGCCTCAAAATCATTGATCTCACAACGTATGTAAGATTTTCCTTTCGGCATCTCCTTTCCAGCCTCACGCATCAACCAATAGATCTGATTGATATGTAGACCATCTGGTAAATCACCTCCTTTCATGCGCACAGTTTCACACCAAGCGCCGAACTGCTCTAACCATCCATCTATCGTGTATTTATTCCAATCCATTACTGGTGTTGCTACTGCCGCATTCATACCCTTACCCCTACTTAAATACTGAACAACTAAATTGAGTGCCTCTTACCCAAAATACTTCTTGGTTCTTGCATACCGACTTAGCATTTAAGACAGTCCCACCTATCCCTATCACCAACAAAAGCAGGCAAAATACAACCCAAAGTAGTTCATAGTTAATATTCTTTTTCATCATGCTACCTTCGCCCGTTCCATTGCTAGTTCAATCCACTTGAGCACTAGACCTTCTTTCACTTGGTTTGTGGTGCCACGAATTACAGTCCAACCCATTGCGGCTACTGTTGAGTACTTCTCACAATCATCTGTGTAGCCTTGCCCACGTGTATGACGACCATTGCAAAATGCACCACCCTCTACTTCGACTAGGATTTGATACCCTTCAATTCGAAAGTCTGCCTTCCATCTTCTATCCGGGTTAAATCGATACTCTTGTTCGTACCCAATCTTCATGATGTCTAGTTGGCTGCAAAGCATTTGCTCGCCTTTGCTGACAGCCTTCTTAAATTTAGGTGGCACACTAGAACGAGCCACTGGTTTTGATCTAATGCGTTGAGCCTCTTTGAATGTGGTCATTGGTCGCTCCTCACAACAGAAAGAATAAGGAAGATCATGCAAATCATTAGGCAAATACCTGTGAAGCCATTCTTAAAGCTCGCAAAGAGAATGGCGTTACAGATAGTCATTACAGACTGCAATTGTTGTGTTTTATTCATCCTTCCCCCTTGAGCGCTTGCTCAACTCGCATTGCTAAACATGCACTGAGTGCACCACCTTTCTTGCAAAGTTCTAATGCCATATCCACCCGCTTTTGCAGCTCGTCACGTTCATGGGTAAGAATTAATGTTTTCTCGAATAATTTGATTTCTCTTTTGTGGATTTCCTGTGCATGGTTTTGCAGCCCCTCCACTTTCGCTTGCTGGTAAGCGTAACCTCTGTGAGCCATCTCTACATCACGATCCCTATATTCATCAAACTGACGTTCAAAAATGTAATAATCCAAATTTGCCGCAGATAAAGCCTTGCCTGTTGGTGTGGATAAAAACCAATTTTCAAACTCTTCTCTACACTTCTCCATCACACATCCTCCACTTTGCAATTCGGCGAAATGTGGTTTTCTGGTTTGTCTAGGGTTTCGCAGTCAATGCGGTGGCCTGCTGCTATTTCTTCAGGCTCAGCACGTCTGAATCTATTCTTCTCTACCCAATGCTCCCCGTCGTTTAAAACCAAACCCCAATCATCAATAAATCCAGTAATCTTTTTAATAGTTAAGTATTTAGCTTCTAAACCATCATCAGTACAAACCACTAAATCGCCTGTTTGAAATTCCTTATACTCACTCATGGCTGGCTCCTTATTTGATCTTAGGTTTCTTGCGTTTGCCGCGACCTTGCCACTCTTCACGCTGCGTATGGCTTGCGGTGTTATCTGCCCATCTAGGTTGAGCCAACGCCCAAAGGCCAATGGCATATCCCATGCTTAATTTATTTTTCTTACTCATCCCCGCCTCCGTATATTGATTCGTATGCTGCAATAGCGGCTAGCAATGGCTGGTTATATACAAAACAATCTTTATGAGCTTCTGAACGTGCTGCTTTTATTCCACCTAAGCTATTTACTAAATCAACCGACTCCACCAGACGCTTGAGATCGGAAAGATCGATAAGCACGTTGATGTATTCAATCCAAGCTGCGTTTTCGGTCCAACCCTCTGAGCTTAATGAATCAAAATTAACTAAATGACTCTCTTTAGGTTCCGCTTGAGCTTGTTGTAAGTGCTCCTGATCAATGTTCTTCACATATTCGTTGTTGTCTTTGTGATAGAACTCAGCACCTTCTGGAGACTCGTTAATAAGTCGTTTAGCCTCTGACAAGCCCCACTCACGAATAAACTGTTCTGGTTTCATTAGAAGTCACCTCCGCTTAACATAGTCTTTAATCCACCATCAACAGCTACTAACTCTTGCTGATCCGAACCACTATCGCTGTGTGAATTTCCAAGCATTAGTAATATTCCATCATTAGCACTGTAATACTCTGCATCTGGAAAACTTTTGCGGATTTCCTTCATAAGCTTTTCTAGACCTTTGGTTAACGTCTTAAAGCGCTTTTCAAAGTTAGGGTTAGCCTCATTTAGTAAGTCATTAGCATCAACATCACCACCAGCGATTGCGTTCAATACATCTTCTTCTGTCATGTACATTTTCATACCGCCTCCTTGTCATGTCTGGTCATGATCTCTAAGCGTTTAATCTCATCACTGATGTACCAAACAGCCTTTTGCAGATCTTGGATTTGACTATCTGAATCTTTTAAACCATTGCGCCATAAATACTTGATTGCATTACCAATATTGAAGTTACGGTGTCTTGTGATCTGAATACACTCAACTCCACTTGGATCACTGGTGTAATGCTTAGGGTGATTAACATTGTCAGTCATGCCACTAACTCCTTAATCACCATGATCTCTTTCCCTTTCATAAGCCGCTTGTATAGGCTCAACGTGCATTTACGTGTATTACGCGCAAGAGAGATAAGCGAAGGAGATACATTTGCCACTTTGGCTAATTGCTGCTGTCTTCCATGTACCTTAGAGATCCAATCAACTAAACCGTCTAAGCAATCTTTACTAACGAACGTATGTTTAAGTGATGGATCAACTTCCAATTCAAACAACTCATCGTTAAGCAATTCCATTTCCATTTGCATTCTTAAAAATCTAATGATTTCGGTTTTAAGCTGATGTTCTGTTCCACTCTCAAAAGCATCACGTACAGCCTTAACAACACACATCTCGTAAGGTGGGCGATTCTTTAACATCGCTATTTTGTTCAAGTTGTTTCTTACTTCAGTTAGAGTCATGCTGCACCACCAAATATTTGTTTTGCTTTATCAGTAGCCATGTAGCCACGTGGAATAGAACCGTCTTAAATTAAGTAGCCTGACTTAACCAATGCGTTGAGTTGTCGTTGTGCACAGCGCTTTGAAACACCTGTAATGCGCTCATAGTCTTGGCTTGACTTACGGCCTGTCTCTTTTGTGACAACAAGCATGAAAGACACCAATGAATCGAACATTGCACTCATAGTTTTATTAACTGAACTTTCACACCAATCGACTGTTTGATTATCTAGAGGATGTTTCACGCTGCACCTCTCAACGCCATAGGCAACTTAAGACCATCGGCTTGAAGCATTTGCTTAAATTCTTCTTTCTGGTCGAATGGATCGGGCCAATATTCAGTGTCGGGTTTGAGTTCCCAAGGTTGAACTTCCTTAATTTCCTCAGCCATTTTGTTGACTGGTGCTTGGATCTTTAGCTTTTCGCGCAACTCCGCAATTGCCTTTTGTGCAATCGTTTTGTATCGCTCGTTATCTGCCTGCTGCTCTTCCTTGGTTTGCTTGTGCTCAAGTTGAAGCTGTGTTTCTTGAGTAGTGAGAAAACCTGCTACCTCAGCCTGTTTGATTGCTGTAATGCGCTGATCTGGGTCTAAACCTAAGCTCACGTTGTAGACTGGTTTTAACCCTTGATCTTTTGCTTCAGTCACCAAACGATCGTAGATAGAAACAAAGATCTTCTTAGCTTCTGCTAATTGGAACTTGTCACCAGTTGCAACCAAATCAGCACACTTTTCGAATGCTTTAGCGGCTTGCTCTGTCCAAACCACAGTCATTTCACGACCAGTGCCATATTCGATTGAGTTTTTAGCTATTGCCCACGCTTCATGTGAATCTAACCAATCAGATGCTTTAGGCTCACACCAAGAACGAAACTCAGGAATTGATGGGCAGAAAGTTGATTTCATCATCTTGGTTACACCACGTTTGAAATCTTCTGCTGTTAATCCTTGAAAGCACTCAACCATTGATTCAGCGATATCCTTAGGATCCACACCCGCCCATTGATCTGCGAATTTCTTTCCGTAAAACCCACGCATTTTCCCGATTAGGCGAATAGCGTCTTCAAAGGTGAACTCACGCATGACCCACCTCCTCAATCATCATCGACTTTTTTGGTGTGACATCTCGAAAGCTTGTGCCACCATTGAGGAACTCATCCCACTTTGCTTGTTCTGAAATGGTTTGTTGTACAACAGGTTGATGAGCTTGTTGCTTTACTCGGTTTTGAAACCAGTCTGCTCTAAATGAACCCCAGTCCTGCTTAGCAGCGAATTCAAGTGCTTCGATGACAGTAAGTTGAACAAGTGCTGCCTGCTCTTTAATTTCATCCATGGCAACATCTGAGAATGCTTTACCATTTCGTTTTTCAATGATTGGTTGAGCAAACTTCACATCAAGACCAAGGGAAACAAGTTCGTTGATTGCAGCTTGTTTTTTAGTGATGCGAGGTGTTTTAGCCTTTGCACTCGTTTGTGAAGATTCTTCTTCACTAATATCTATACTGGTTATTGGTTTATGGTTTATGGTTAATGGTTTATGGTTAGGTGACGCTTCGTGCTCTTTTTCACACGTTTCGTGCACGTTTGGTGACGAGTCGTTTGCAAAACGTTTACCGTTCTTGCGTTTTTCCTCTCGTTCTTTGGCAATTCGTGCATTATTTTCAGCTTTAGACTTATAAGCATCTAACTCTTCTTTAATGCGGTTTTGCACATAACGATCATCATCTTGCAGTTCAAAGAACTTGCTCAATACGAATTTAACTGCTGTGATTTCTGCTTCATCACGTGCCCAAGTCCAATCTAGAGCCTCCTCTAAAGTTGGGAACTCTTCACGGTCATAAATAGCATCAAGCAGCTGGTTATAGGCACCATGCTCAAGCATAGTCAAACGACCTGCTTTCTTTGCATAATCACCTAGATTGCGCTTGTAGTAATGCACTACTCACCTCCTTGAACGGAGAGGGCTTGTTCTGTTAGTATTTGTTTGTTCATATGACTTACCTTGTTTGAACATGAAGCCTGATCTAGTACATCAGGCTTTTTTAATTTCTAATATTTGAGATTCTGGGTTTACCCCAAGTTTCCCAACTAATCCTAAACGCTCCCTTTTCTTCCTATTTTTTTCAGCTCTTTTAAGCATTAAGCTAACCTCATGATATTCACCCATAATGGCTTTCTCTAAGAGGATTACAGCTTGATGCGCATAGTCTTTACCACGTACATCAGAGATCAATCTCAAACGTTCCATCATGTCTGGGAGCATCTTCAAACGAAGATCTTCTTTCTCAAGACTCATGACACCCTCTTAACTGGTAGTGTTGGTTCTTGTTCAAGCAACTTAAATGCAGCAGCTTCGGGTACATATTCACCCCACTGGTAAACTGCTTGACGGCTAATTTTTAAGAGTTTTGCGATCTTTGGCGCATTGAACCGAGCCAAAACATCAGATGTTTTCATCTCAATTCGCATAATTAATTCCAATTTCAACTTTACTTTGTCAAGTCTACTTTACTGTTAAAAGTTTAGCAAGCTTTACAAACGAAAAGTTAAGATTTCTTTACATTTTGTTTATGGCAATAGCCATGAGATTTACACTATGAGTACTCTTCAAGAGCGAATGTCTTTAGCTATAAAGCACTATGAATCTGAGACAGGTAAAAGATTCAAAAATACTGAACTGGCTAGGTTTGCGGGCGTGAGCAGAGCTAATGTTGGGTTGTGGGTAAATGGCCCAACACAAGAGTTAGAGGGGTCAAATTTAGTTAAAGCGGCTGAGTTTTTAGGGGTTTCTAAAGATTGGCTTGCTGGTCAAAGTAACAAAATGATTGCCGCACAGCTGGATGGCGGTGGTTCACAATTAAACGTTATAGATATTGAAGCCTTTAAGCAGAAGTACAATATTCCAGATAGTGAAGATGCTGTTAAGTTTGTTCAAACTCCAGTTAAGCCATTCCCTATTCAAAAAAGATATGTGCCTGTTAAGGCTTATTCAAAGATGGGCATGGATGGGTATTTTACGGATATGGGATATGATGGAAATGCTGGTGATGGCTATGTTCCAACACATACGGGGGGTGATAGAGCTTACGGCATAAAGGGAACTGGAGACTCAATGTTTCCAGCAATTCGTAATGGCTGGTATGTTGTATGCGACCCTGATGCTGAGCTTGTGCCAAATGAATTTGTCCAGGTGTGCTTAAAGGATGGTAGATGCACAATTAAAGAATTTGTCGGCATAAATGGAGGGGTTTTAAGCCTGCTTTCCGTGAATGGTGGTGAGCGATTTTTCTTTGAAATGGATGAGGTAGAAAGCATTACAGCTATTACAGATATCGTGCCACCAAGTCAGCACAGACAAGAACATCCCTATTCACATTGAATTAGAAATTATTAGATAGCCCACCCTGTGTGGGTTTTCTTTTGCCTATTAAATATTTTGTTTAGAGTAATTTACAATAATCTGTAAATACCTCTTTACAACAAATAATATGTAAAGTATTCTTTACTCATTCCTTAATAAAAAGCACGCTAGACCGACTAAAACCTGCGTGCTTTTACTCAATGAGTGAGATAAGTATGAATCAAAGAATTGAAAAGTACAAGTTTAGCCAGGCCTTTCGGGATGGCTCGAAAGCATTCGTAGCTTTCTGGATTATCACCTTCATTGCATTTGCTTTCTTAAAAAGCTGTGCCGATGAGCAACATGTAAACGAACTCAAAGCAAAACAGAACATGTATGTCCGCGTTCAGGTTGAGGGGGTGAAGTGATGTCTAATCTATCTACTAATGTTCTTTCAATACTAAGTGCATCTCGAATTGAAGGTAATAAGGTTTTTCTTCCAGATATTCAACTTGATCGCAAGTCTTATCAAGACGTGAATAAAGTTTTTGATGCTCTAGGTGGTAAATGGAGCAAGAAGGATAAAGCTCATTTATTCAATGATGATCCTACTGAACAATTGGAAGAAGTTATTTTATTAGGCCGCATTGAACGCAAGAAAAATCCTCTCAAGGAACTAGGTTTCTTTCCTACTCCTGATGATCTAGCACGTTATGTGGTATCTCAAGCGGATATTAATCATGACCAATTTATCCTTGAGCCTTCAGCGGGTTCTGGACAATTACTTAAGGCACTTAATGTAACTGACAAAGATATTCATACAGCTTGTTATGAAATAAATCCAGACATGAAGGAAGGACTAGAAGTTCTTGCAGACGAAGTAAACATTTGTGACTTCATGCTTGCTAATCCTGAGCCTAAGTATGATCGAGTGGTGATGAACCCTCCATTCAACAAAGCGCGTGCAGATATTCATCATGTTCTTCACGCTTTCAAATTCCTTAAACCAGGTGGGCGTTTGGTTGCAATTATGCCTTCAGGTGTTCGTTTTCGTGATGACAAACTTACCAATGAATTTAGAGCTTTAGTTCATTCAAACGGAGCGATTGAAGATCTTCCAGAAGGTTCATTTAAAGAATCTGGAACTCAAGTAAATACAGTATTGGTGACTTTGTACAAGGAGCCCTCTCATGGATAACTACAAAAAACGTGAGTTTCTAGAACCTCAAGAAGATGGCACTTACAAGCTCATTGAGTGGTCTTGTTTGACTTGTCCACCTGAGGACTATGTTGAGATTCCAGAAGGTGCGGAATTCTACATGCAGATGCGAGTAGGCCTAAAAGCTGGTTGTCAATTTTTCTTCAAGTTTGATGATGAAGACCTTCGCGTACTTTCAGGATCAGGTTGGCAGCATGCTTCTTATGACTCTATTCAAGAGTATGTAGATGAAGGCGATCAACTTTTATGGAGTCGTGAAACTGTCAAAAAAGACCCAGCCTTGATTAGCGGTGCGGAGGCGAAGCTTGCTTGGGCTAAGGGTAAGGATGTCCAGATTAGTCACAAAGAACTAGATGGTATTGATTGGACTGATCTCCATGGATCTCTAATGCTTAGTGTTTTTGAAGCAGACCATATGTACATTTTTCGCCTCAAACCCAAAACCATCAAGCTTGAGCTTGAGCTGCCGAAGCCTTTTGAGCCGAAGTTGGGTGATTTGTATTGGTGTATCGCTATGACAAATCTTCGAGGGTATACGCAAAAGGTCTACAAAGATGATGGCGATGATGAGTGCTTAATTCATCTAGGAGCCTACCGCACCGAAGAAGAAATCAAGCAAGTCGTAGAGCAACTCAGAAAGATACGAGGTGCATCATGATCATAGCAATTTTAGATATCGTGCTGTTTAACCTCATCTTGGCGGTTCACTGGGGGGTTATCTAATGAATATGTTAGCCAATATCTCGTTTGATGCCGCTGTATTCACAAGCCTTGAAGCAACGAACGTTGAAGTGATTAATGATGAGATTTACTTCTCTCTGATCTGTTCGGGCAAAGAACACATCTATGTTGTTGGCAAATGTAGAGGCATAGAGAAAGAAGGCTCTTTTGAGTGGGATGAAGGTAATCCTGAATATGCTCAAGACGTGGCATTCACAATGCTTCAAGTGACTGAATTTTGCCGCCCTCATGTAGAAGACTACGAATTTGTAGACGCTATAGATGGTCAGCCATTCGCCTTAACTTCAACTCAGATTCAAGCAATAAATGAAGAGTTAGAAGAACTGGCAAGAGAAGAAAAGATAACTGAATTAAAGAAGGATGCAGCTTAATGAACGCACAAGTTAATGAATTACAAGTAATAGAACAAAACATGATTGTGGCAGCTTTCGGCAAAGAAAATGGTGTTCAAGAACTATTCAATCGCATGGCTGAGCAAGCACGTTCAATTGTTCCTGATGTTTCTACTAAAAAAGGTCGTGATGCTATTGCCTCTCAAGCTTATAAGGTAAGTAAGTCTAAAACTGCAGTAGATAACCATGGTAAAGATTTAGTTGCAGGTATTAAAGCACAAGCTGCTGTGATTGATCGCGACCGTAAAGCATGGCGTGATCAGTGTGATGCTTTACGTGATGAAATCCGTAAGCCACTAGATGAATGGGAAAAAGCTGAAGAAGATCGAATTCAGTCAATTAAAAATCGAATCTCTAATTTTGATGCTGGTCGCGTTGATACCTTCTCAACTAGCGAGCTTATTCAGACAATCATAAGTGAAGTTGAGGCAACGGCAATTGATGAAAGCTTTGCTGAATTTGCCAATGAAGCAGCAATCAAAAAAGATGCGGCCCTTAGCTCATATAAAAAATCACTTGAAATTGCATTAAAACGTGAAGCTGAACAAGCAGAGTTAGAGCGCCTACGCAAATCTGAACAAGAACGTTTACAACGTGAACACGAAGAACGTATTGCACATGAAGCAGCTGAAAGAGCCCGTCTAGAAGCTGAGCGTAAAGCTAAAGAAGAAGCCGAACGTGTAGAACGTGAAAAGCAAGAAGCTATTGCTAAAGCAGAGCGTGAAAAACGCGAAGCTGCTGAACGTGAAGCCCGTTTAGTTGCTGAAAAAGAAGCTGCTGAATTACGTGCACAACATGCAGCAGAAGCAGAACGTAAACGTATTGAAGCTGAACAAGCTGCGAAGCTAGAGGCTGAACGCAAAGCAGAAGAAGCGCGCCAAGCCAATCAGGCACACCGTAAAAAAATCTGTAATGAGGCTCTAAAAGGCCTATTGACATTGGGTATTGATGAAGCAAAAGGAAAAGAGATTTTGCAAGCAATCAATAAAGGCTTGGTTCCACACGTATCTATTAAGTTTTGAGGATTAGAACATGAACGCACCTGTACAAAGCAACATCGTTCAAGCTCAAATGCACAAAGTGGCATTGGCTTTCGATATGGTTGATGTAGATCCTGAACAATTAAAGAAAACCCTTACAGATACAGTTTTTAAAGGGGCTAATGATGTTCAGTTGGTTAGTCTCCTAATTGTTGCTAACCAATATAAACTCAACCCTTTCACAAAAGAAATTTATGCATTCCCTGCAAAAGGTGGTGGCATTGTTCCTGTAGTTGGTGTTGATGGTTGGGCACGAATTATTAATGACAATCCTGTATGTGATGGCATTCAGTTTGAACAAGACGACGAATCATGCACATGCAAGATTTTCCGTAAAGACCGCAACCACCCTACTGTTGTGACTGAATACTTGTCTGAATGTCAGGGAAATTCTGAGCCTTGGAAGAAGTATCCAAAGCGCATGTTGCGCCATAAGGCTTTGATTCAATGTGCCCGTGTTGCCTTTGGCTTCTCAGGTATTTATGACGAAGACGAGGCTCGTCGTATTGATGATTGCCAAACTTCTACAGTTAAGACTGTTGGTTCAGATGTTCCACAAGGTTATGAAGTTTATGAACAACAGCATTTAGACATTATGCGCGCTTTGGCAATGGAAGGCACAGAAGCCTTGCAAACTGGCTACGCTGAATTGCCTCAAGGTGACTGCAAAAAATACTTCTGGACTAAGCATAGCGCTTCATTAAAAGAAGCAGCTCAACATGCTGACCAACCACAAGGACAAGTGTATGAACATTCTCCAGCGTAGTGAAGATTGGCATTCGGAACGCTGTGGGAAAGTCACAGCAAGCCGAGTAAAGGATTTAAATGCAAAGCCAAATAAAGGCAAAGCTTTAAATGCATTAGGTTTAACTATTCTAGCTGAGCGCCTAACTGGCGTTCAGAAGGAAATCTTCACAAACTCAGCAATGCAATGGGGTATCGATAATGAGCCTCATGCAATTGCGGCTTATGAAAATGAAACGGGTAACTTTGTAGTCGGAACAGGCTTAATTGACCACCCTTTCATTGAAATGTTCGGGGCTTCACCAGATGGCCTAGTTAATGATGATGGACAAATAGAAGTTAAGTGTCCAGACACTACAACGCATTTAAATACCCTTCTGACTAAGCAAGTTCCAGATGAGTACATCCCTCAAATTACTTGTCAGTTGGCTTGTACTCGTCGTGAATGGTGTGACTTTGTGAGCTACGATCCACGTCTACCAGAAGGACTACAGATAATTATTATTCGTGTCTATGCCAAAGACCTAGACATTAAAGGCTTAGAAGAAAATGTACGCCAATTCAATAAACAGATTGATGAGGCAATTGAAGAATTAAAGGTGGCAGCATGACAGATTTGAATAAGGAAAGAGAGCTAGAACTTTTCAATGCATTTGTTGAGAAGAATCTACCTGAACTTTTTGAAAAGCATACCAATGGTAATTATTTTGCAAAAGTAACTTATCACTCAATGTTTGGCGCTTGGTTGGGAGCCAAAGCTCAGGCGGTGCCAGTCTGGATATCGACAGACTTTATGCTACCAAATGAAGGTGAAGCAGTTCTGTTCATAGATAAAAACAACGTCATTCATGATGGTTATTTAAATACTGATTATGTCGATGGGCCATATGGTGAGAATGGTGAAGACTTTGGTGACGATCAAACACTATGGGCTTCAAATTCAAATGGCGATGAATTCTTACCAAGTGAAATTAAATCTTGGATGCATAGACCTAGCAGTCCAAGTGCAAGCGAATCGGGAGCTGAGGGATGAGTGAATTATATAGCAGCCAAGCTGTCAAAGATGTACTTAATGAAAGAGAACGTCAGATCCAAATCAAAGGCTGGACAAATGAGCATGATGATGTGTACAGCAAGAACGAATTAACACGAGCCGCAGCAAGTTATACAACTAATGTTATTCACAGAGGATGGACTTTTCTAGCTCAACCGGTTGGTGTGTATCAATCAGAAGAGGCCCCTGAATATTGGCCTTGGGATGATTGCTATTGGAAACCTAAAAGCCCAAGACAAGATCTAGTTCGAGCAGCAGCATTATTAATAGCAGAAATTGAGCGTCTTGATAGAGAAGTTAAAGCGGAAAGTAAGGAGGGGTGAAATGGGACACGTAGTTAAAATCGAAGCTAGTATTCTAGAAAAGATTGTTGCTGTAGCTGAACGAATTGCTCAATCAAAGGAAGAGCGCCGAGTAGGTCGTGCTGAGTTTGCTCACATGCTTAACATTGAACCAGAAACTCTAGATAGTCGAATCAGAGAAGGTAGATACCAAAAACCATTTAAGGATGGAAGGAAAAGTTACTGGATGCTTTCTTATGTACAATCAGTCGTTACAGACATAAAAGAATCTGATAAAGTAGCCACCTATTGAGGTGGCATTATTTTATCCAAATATATAGGTACTTTCTCAATCTTGAGTACCAAATTGAGTATCAAAACCACATCAAACTAAAATATCCTTATTTATTAGTGAGTTAAATCTAAAATGCTTCTAATGATCGAAAAGAAGCATTAGACAAACCTAGAAAAATCTAACAAAATTTATAAATGTGCAAATTACTGAAAATTATTAAAAAGACAAACCTAAACAAATCTAGACAAACTA